AATGTGGCCACTTTCAATCAAGAAGGCATACAGCTACAAGGTGGAATGAGCATAATTGCCAAGTACAATGTGTAAAATGTAACATGTTTGATCAGGGCAAACAATGGCAATTTGGCAATAATTTAGATGCAAAGTATGGTAAAAGTACATCTCAAGATTTATTTATTTTAGCTCATTCAACTGTTAAAATGACTAGAGTAGATTATGAAAATGAGATAGGTTATTACAAAACCTTTGTTAAAAACTTAAAATTAGATTTAGGAATAGAGTAACTTTTTTTTTAACTTTGTCGTATGACTACACCAATTTATGCCAATGAACAGCATAAACAAACGATAGAAAGCTTTTTATCGGTGTGTGATGGGTTTGCTCAAGATATAGGTACTAAATCAAAATATCAATCATATCAAGAAGTTTTAAAGGTTATTATAGATTACCATAATAACTATGGAGCTGGTGCAAAAGAAAACAACTACTGGGACTGGTTAATGATAATACCTATCAATGTTTCTGTAATGACACAGGGTTTTTTTGCTGGAATAGAAAGTAGGCAGAAAGCTGGAACTATAAGAGCTTACAGATTAGTATTACAGGAAGTATTAGAAGATACAGTAAATAAAATAGAAAAACTTGATCCTATCAAAGATGAATGATATATACATAAAAATATCAAAGCTTTATGATAGGTTTAGAAAAATAGCTGGTAGAAATACAAAAGATGTAAATGAAATAGATGAGAGTGTACAGGAGCTTTACTTGTATTTTCTACAGATGAATCCAGATTTACTTAAAAAAATCTTTACAAATGATGGTGAGACTGGTGTAATTAAATTTGGTACAATAATTTTAAATAGAAGTTTAACAAGTAAAACTAGCCCTTATTATTATAAATACAAAAAATATTACTCACATATTGATAGCACTTGTTTTGTTACTACTAAAACTGCTAACTTACATTATAGCCAAGATAATTATTACAATAATAAAGATGTGGAAAACATACCAGAAATTGAAAGCAAAGGTATGTGGAAACAATTAGAAGATATTGATAAAATATTAGATGATTGCCATTGGTATGATAAGAAGATGTTTGAGTTGTATTACTATGAATCAAACACATTAGATAGTTTAGCATCTAAAACTAAGATAAGTAGAAATAGTATATATACTACTATAGATAAAGTAAGAACAATCATAAAAGATAAAATACATGAAAAAGAAAAGGAAGAACACTAAATATTATGATCCAGTAAAGAACAATACATGGATAATGATGTTTGGTTTTGAAATGCCTAAAACAATGACTTACAGAAGATTGTGGACTAAATGATGAAATTTTTTGTACCTAATTATATATATGAAGAGAGGATAGCTATCTGTAAGGGGTGTGAGTATTACTTTAGCTTAACAGGTTCATGTAAGGTTTGTGGTTGTTTTATGAAGGTCAAATCTAGGCTTGCCCCTATGGGATGCCCCAAGGGTTACTGGGAAAAAACAACTGAAATTGAAACACCAGATGAGATACCTACAGAAATAATTGAAGCTGTAAAAAATGTATGGCCTGATATAAAAACAGGAAAAGCTAAAGATGTTTCTGTAAAGAAAAGGATGATAGAGCTTTACAATACTATACATGGTACTAGCTATAGTTATGGTACTAATTGTGGTTCATGTTTAAACTCATGCTTTGAAGGATTAAAAAGAATTTATAATAAATACAAATAAACTATGATACAATTTACATTTTTCTGTTTAGGTATTATAATCATTACAATTTTTATTATGGCAATAATATTAGATTACAAACTTAAACAACATGAAAAAAAAGAATTTTATAAAAATTTAAAAAAATATGACAAAACTAGATTATAAAAAAAATACCCAGCCTCATTATTATATAGGTGGTATACATGGTTATTCAGCTAAAGATATTGTAGATGATTTTAACTTAAATCCATGGACAGCTCAAGCTGTACAGTATATATTAAGAGCTGGCAAAAAAGATGGTAGCCC